CTATTAACAAGGACGGAAAACGATGGTTCTTTTCACATAATGAATATTATCGATTTCGCGACATACTAAAGCTATAAGGTAAGGTAATAGTATTAGTATAAACCGTACTTAACATATAATATATATGTCAAGCACTACTTCTCAAGAGACAATATCTGTAGAACAGACAACTGGTCTCGACCGAGACCCCATTGACAAATATTATACAAAAACTTCTGTAGCAGTTACATGCGTATCTTTGATGAAAAAACATGTTTCGCCAAAAAAACTATGCGACCTGATTATCGAACCTAGTGCTGGAAATGGTTCTTTTCTCTCTTCACTCAAAACATTAAAGTGTCCAGTGAAAATGTATGATATTCGTCCAGATCATCCACAAGTGCTTCAACGCGACTATCTCGCCATACCCATAGAAGAAATACACTCAGGGCGTTCTCCAGATGGACGTATCCATGTAGTAGGTAATCCACCATTTGGACGACAGGCATCACTCGCAATCAAATTTATCAAAAAAACATGTACCTTTGCAGACACTATTTCATTTATTCTTCCAAAAAGTTTTAAAAAGGACAGCATGCGTCGCGCATTTTCGGAATATTTCCATCTCGTTCATCAACATGATTTAGATGAATGCTCATTCTTAGTAAACAATAAAGAACATGACAGCCCTTGTGTATTTCAGGTGTGGGAGCGACGCGTAGAGCCTCGCGTCGCGCCAATTGTGCATACACCTGTTGGATTTGTCTTTGTAAAGCGACCAGACCTAGTTGCCCATATTCAAGGGGAACCTATTACCATTCCGCACGCTGCGATACGTCGTGTTGGTGTATATGCCGGAAAAGTTATGCGAACTACCACAGCAGAAGATGCTGAAGCAAAAAGCCATCAAACGCATTATTTTATTCGATTTCTTCCTGATGCGGGTGCAAATGAAGATGTGGACAAACTCGTTGAACGCATCAGTAATATCGTGTATGATACAGACAATACGGTCGGACCGCGTTCGATTTCCAAAAACGAAATGACTGTCGCAATTAATACGCGATTGTCACAAAATGATGAAATATCGAACGCGACCCAGCGAATGCAGGTTGTTACACCGACCCAGCGAATGCAGGTTGTTACACCGACCCAGCACAATAACAACGATTGTGATTGCCCCATACTGTAGCCGAAATTGAATACGATTTCAATATAACAATATTTGATATAAAATAGTATCCACCGTATACAGTACTCTGAATGAAGTCTTCTCAACGCGGTACCTCCCAGCGACAACAAACACATAATGGTCGAAGACATCCTTCTGGCACCCAAGGAGAGTTGTCCTTGTTCGATAGAGCAATTATGGAACGGCAAGTTTCGATCCATATCACTAATGTGGGTAAAAACTTGACACAAACCATTGAAGGAGTTGTTAAAAAAAATTGTGAGGGGCGATGTAGTGTAGAAGGGTTTGTTAAACCTGGTTCGGTTAGTATCCGTTCTTATTCTGCTGGAAAGGCGGTTGGCGATAATATATGTTTTACCGCGATATTCGAATGTCAAATATGTCACCCTGTCGAAGACATGATAATTCAGTGCATTGTAAAAAATGTAACCAAAGCAGGTATTCGTGCAGAGAGTGTAGTATCACCGAGTCCAGTGGTTGTATTTGTCACTCGGGACCATCATTACGACAGTGCTTATTTTAGCAACATCAATGAAGGGGATCATATTAACGTCAAGGTAATTGGACAACGGTTTGAACTGAACGACGAACACATCTCTATCGTTGCGCAACTTATTGAAACCAGTGCTGCAGGGAACCAAACGAGTGCGGAACGATTGAGCGATAAAGCCCCACGCATTAAGATACAGGACATCTAACTATATTTAACCTATTGTATCATACTGTAAAGAGTTTAGATATGTAACTATATTTCTTCATATGGATAACCAAGTTAATACAGATACTAAACAAATTGTATACACAAACAACACAAACACCTGTTCTCCACAAGATTTACAAACGCTTTGCACCAACATCGAATCGTTGTCAAAGATTAATCAAGTTGAAATATTACGTATTTTTAATAAACACTCTGATATGGTAATAAACGAAAACAAATACGGCATCCATATTAACATGACAGACGTTTCAGACGTCATTATATCTGAAATACGTCAATTTCTGGAATATGTACGACAACAGGAAAATGACCTCGACTTTATTGATTTACAATTAGATACAAGTAAAAACTACATGCTACAAGAGCATAAAGAGAACCACCCAAGTATTAGTATTGAGCATTAGAACAAGTACTTTCAGCCATTATTATGAACCCTATTACACATAAGAAACCCACTAGCAGTGTTTCAGTTGATAAATTACTTGAGACATTACACCCATATATGTTTTCTCTGAAATCATTAACACATGCGAAACAACATACGGTTACTGGAGGGGGTGCAATGGAAAACACATCTAGTTCGGACGCAGCCAACTGCAACAAAACACTGAAGAATGACCAACTGTTACATGAGAAGGGGTCTGAAATGTTTTTTCCAAAAGAACGTGACCAATTATTTTGGTGCTACTACATACTGGTACACGGATACAGTGCATATGAAATGATAGACACCCACCGGTTTATTGTTGAGAAAAATGAAAAATTAAAATGCGTTGAACATATTAGATTAAATCGAAAACATTTAACCACAAATAAGATTCGCGGGATCGATGCGATTGAAAATATGTTAGTACATGATCATACTATCGATGTAAAAGCATTTATCGCATTGTGTGTTGCAAGTAATTTGAATATATTGTTTATACATCGACGAAAATCATACCATGTTCTACTTGATGTGGATAATATGGAACCAGAAAACATACATGTAGTTCATCAATACGATACACCGCGCACACGATACGGATACGAAATGGGAGTGACATCATCAAAGATGAATGAATACTTGTGTCGTCCCACACAAGACCATACAACCCCCTACTTTGTCAATGCAGTTAGTATCACAAATCCATTACGTGCTATATCTTCTTATAAGGTAGGAGAACTACGAGATATGGTCATAAAGCTAAAACTATTAGATAATGAAACCGCATGGAAAAAAACAAAACCTCAAATCTATGAGACCATTGTGCAGAACCTGTAAAATATCTTGTAACAGCGATTTAGGCACTATACGAACGATACATGTATGCCGACTGCATACATGTATGATATGAGCTCTATAAACATGTGACATTACAAAATGTATATACCCACGAAGATGTAAAAGGGCGTCATTTTAACTCTTCGACGGGTTGAAATTGATTGTTTGTAACGATATATTACTCTACACAACCATTTAATAATAGAGGCATACTATATACATATATAGGATGTCCAGCAAGCATAAAGACAGAGGACGACCCCAGCCTAAAAAAGGTTATGATTCACGTCATCAGCATAGAGAAAATAGACACTCTACTCTTTATACACCCAAACAACTTCGCGACAGCACGACAAAGGCGACAGAAGATATGAACAAAATATACCAATCATTCTGGGCAAAAAAACCTTTATATGGTCATGTCACTAATGTGAATAATGAACTTGAAGTAAAGTTCTCTACTCCTATCAAAGGAAACCCTTCAAAGGTTCAACCGCTTCGCCGAAACGACTATGACAATGTGGTCACGAAACTTCGTTCTCTAGGGTTCACCACCGTCACCGATGTAGGTTCGTACATGCTCAGAATACAACCCGAGATGTTAGATACTGATACTGGAAAATATACATTGATGAATGTGCGTACAGAGATACGAGGCCTTGCAGCAATTCAAGAATACTGTATTCATAACGACCTCCAAAAACTACTATCTTCTACGACATACTCCAGTTCAGTATCCATGCAAAATAAAAAGGACGCAGTTGAACCTGAATCGAATAAAAGGATTTACCCTGCCGATTTTCATGACTTTCATTTTCGTGTAGCATACAAGACAGAAGAAGACTATAATTTAGTAAACCCCTACGGCATTGCGAAGGCAATTATCGACGACTGGTTAAAAAACAAAAAGGAGTTTCGCTACATTAATCGTGTGACATTCACACATCCAGACTATCCCGTACGTATTGACATGAGCATTGTAAAAAGTCCTAAAAACAACTCAAATATGTCTATGCGCGCATATACCACTACAGAGGCTGGCGTATTTCAGGCTGACGAGGCATATGAAATCGAGATTGAGGTCGACAACCATGAAATTGGACAAGGAACAAGAACCGAAACCATGGAAGAACTTATCGATAAAGTGCGTAAATGCACTAAGTTTGTTCTAATGGGACTTCAAGAAACTGCATTTCCTGTATCAGTCAGCGATCGCATCGAGATGGGAATGGAATATCTACGTTTAACAGGGTTCAACCCTCATATGGAGTTGTCTTCAAACCCTCACTTTGTGGGACCGTCCTCGTACACTCTTCAGATTGGAAACATATCAGACAACAAATCTCCCGATTACAACTCGACGCTCACTAATATACGTGATAATTATACTGTAACTGACAAGGCAGACGGTGAGCGTAGGCTCTTCTTTATTAGTAATAACGGTCTTGTGTATTTAATAAACACCAACATGAAGATGCTATTCTCTGGAGCAAGAACGAATAATAAACTGTTCTACAATTCGCTGCTCGATGGTGAAATTATTTCACACGATAAACACGGAAACTTCATCAACTTATTTGCAGCATTTGATGTATATATTGTAAATGGAAAAGATGTTCGGTCGCATGTATTCTATCGCAATAATATGCTGGACGGAGGCGACGATGACGACAAACATCGTAATAAATCACGTCTCCAGACCCTGTCTAATATTATGAAAGATCTGAATTTAGTTTCAGTGGTCAATAACCAACAAACTCAAACTCCTATGCAATCTCCTATTCGTGTCTCAGTAAAACAATTTTATGCAGATAACGGTTCAACTACTATATTTACAGGCTGTAGAAAGATTTTGGATCGTATTGACAACGACTTGTTCGAGTACACCACAGATGGACTTATATTCACACCCAGTAACCTTGGGGTGGGAGCAGAAGAAGTAGGCAAGGTAGGACCACTTAAAAAGACTACATGGACTAAATCCTTCAAATGGAAACCTGCATCATTCAATACGGTAGATTTCCTTGTATCGGTCAATAAGGGTAAAGACAGCAAACCAATTGTAAAAACCATATATGATGGGGGATTAGGCATTGGTAGTGCAGAACAAGTAAAACAATATCATACTCTTACGTTGATGTGTGGGTTTAATGATGTTCAGAGAAGGGGCAATAAAGAAGAAACGGTATATATGAACCCATGTCAAGATGTATATGACGACACACCATCCTCTCCCAATACAGAGGGCGAACGTACATCCAGCACAACCCTCGATATGCCTACGTCTGGATACCGACCAATGCAGTTCTTTCCATCAGACCCATACGATGCCGACGGTGGTGTATGTAATGTGATCCTGCGCTCAGACGGAAACGGAGATCCGCAAATGTTCACGGAAGAAAACGAAGCCTTTGGTGACAATACCATCGTAGAGTTCAGATACGAGTTGACTAACGAGACCAAGTGGAGATGGATCCCACTCCGAGTTCGATACGATAAGACTGCGGAACTACGCCGCAGTCTAAGCAACTTTGGAAACCCATACCACGTCGCCAACAGTAACTGGCGTTCTATCCACTATCCCATTACCAGTGATATGATCAAGACAGGCTTAGACATTCCACATGACAATGTAGGTGACGATGGTGTATATTACAACCGCATGAATGGAACTAAGACTACGGGTGCATTGTGTAATTTTCACAACCTTTATGTCAAAAAAATGCTTATCACTAAAACGTCGCGTCCAGGAGACACACTCATTGACCTTGCATGTGGCAAGGGAGGCGACTTCTCGAAATGGATACAAGCACGATTATCGTTTGTTTTCGGAGTAGACCTGTCTAAAGACAATATCGAGAATAACATTAATGGCGCATGCGCGAGATACTTGAACACCAGGAAAACCACAAAGACAATGCCTTCTGCATTGTTTGTTATTGGAAATAGCAGTCGTAATATTCGTTCAGGAAAAGCCATGGAAACCGAAAAGGCCAAACAAATAACAGAATCCGTCTTTGGAAGTATCCCAAAAAATGCATCCCTTGGAAAAGGTGTCACCAATCACTATGGAATAGGTGAGGATGGATTTAACGTAACATCGTGTCAGTTTGCATTACACTACTTCTTTGAAGATACTGGTGTCCTACACCAATTTATTCGAAATGTCGTCGAATGCACCAAAGTAGGGGGATACTTTATAGGCACATGTTACGATGGCAAAAGAATATTCAACATGCTGAAGGGGAAAGATAAACATCAAGAGGTGGAATTATACCATAATAAATCCAAATTATGGGGCGTCACCAAGTTATACAGCAAAGACACCTTTGATGATGACCACTCAAGTGTCGGATATGAAATAAAAGTATTTCAAGAGACAATTAATCAGAAAATCTCTGAATATCTGGTGAACTTCGACTACCTCATCCGCATCATGGAGAACTACGGGTTTCAAGTACTGCCCGATATTGATGCTCAAAACATGGGTCTTCCGTCAGGATGTGGTCTATTTGAGGATCTATTCCGACAAATGACACAGTCGCCAGAGGGACGTCGAAGACAAACGTCCGAGTTCGGTGCAGCACACGATATGAGCGACAAAGAAAAAGAAATATCTTTCAAAAACAGATACTTCGTATTCAAGAAGATTATCAACGTGGATATAACTAAAATCGTTCCAGAAGAAATAGACCAACAAGACGACACTACACTCATTGAACCAGAAAATCAAGATGCCAATGAAAACGTCATTGAATCTGAAGAGGAACTTGAACAGAAAGACGAGAGCGAACCATCTATGATAGAAGAAGACGAACAACCAACACCTGCGCCAAAAAAGAAACGCACAATCACTGTTCGAAAACCACGAAAACTAAATCAATCCATGCTACTTCAAGGCAGTAGCAATGATACTACTGCATAACAATTGTCATATTGATATGTAAAGTATATATGGCAAACGAATATTATGATTATATGAAATCATAATATTATGAGTGTATTTTTACATCATATTCAAATGCATATTGCATGCATATTGCATTTATTTAATATCTCGAAGCCAGTCTTCGGCGATCAACCTCGCAGCGGGGATTTATCTTTTTTTATATTTTCTAGTCTTTTTGGATTTCTTGGTCTTTTTGGATTTCTTGGTCTTTTTGGATTTCTTGGATTTCTTGGCCTTTTTGGATTTCTTGGTCTTTCTTGGTCGATTTCCTCCACCCCACGATTGATCTCTAGGACCAAGGCTACCGAACCCAGAAGAAGGAGGTTGAGGAAGTTGTCGTTGGCCAAAAGAAGAAGAAGGTTTCGCCCCGAAGGGGGAAGCTTGCGAACCGAATGGGGAAGGTTGCTGTCCAAAAGAAGGAGGTTGCTGTTGCTGACCAAAAGAAGATTTAAAACGCCGTTTTTGACGGCAAAAAATAAATGTAAAAATAAATATATATATATATATATATAGTAGTAGATGGCAACACGAAAATATCATAGAAAAACCAAGAAATCCAAACCCGATAAATCCAAGAAAAGAATTAGAAAAACTCG